TTGAAATGCGCATTCTCACGGCATTGTCATAGAACTCATATCTCGACAACTTTCTTTTGCTAAGAGGTACTGACATAGACAAAATCCTTATATGTTATGAAAAAAGAATAAGCGGCCGGACGCCACGAGAGCTGGACGCGATGGAATAGCTTGCATGGCCGTAGCTGTAGACAAGAGCAAAAGAAGAAGCCGAAGCCACCGCCCCCAACCACCAAGAAGAGCGAGAAGCTCGACCATTGATCCACGTTGGATCAATAGCAAACAACCTAAGCTGAGATTTTTTGCAGCCAGAATCTCGGCCTGATGAAGAAAAAATTTGTCCACCATATACCATTGACTCTGTCATGAATCCGATATGTTCATCACACCACGCCCAATTATTAGAACTACCTAAAAAACCGCTACCTGCTGAGCTAGTAGCCGCCGCATCAACAGTTGTTGATATAATATCACTATATGACAGGATATGTCCATCTAAACAATTGCTTGCATTTAGAGCTGTGTATACATCACTCTGGAGTTTTGCCCATAGCGCGCACCCTCTTACGCCACCTTCCGTAGTATTTGTGTCGTTCATCTTGTCGTTGAACAACGCCACATCCGGAACAAGCGCAATGTGATTTACTGTGGTCTGTCCATAAGTATTGCCGGCAGTACCGTCTATTTTTTTTCCGTTGGTATTGTCAATATTCCCCATGTATTTCCAATAATTAAAATGGGCAAAACGGAAATTGACGTTTTTTGTCGTGCCACCGTATGTGAATGATTTTGTGATATAGTCGCCAATATAGAGGTCAGAAAAATCACCGTTGGTCAATTTGGTGCTTAACTGCGCGAGGGTATAGACATTAGTCAGGTTTTTGCCTCGATAAAAACAATTGTGTGACGCCGCCCCATCATCACCGCTATTTACCATGATTGCACTGACAATTGTCTCCGCCGCAGATGCACTGTTTGCCGCATTTGTCGCAGAGGTGCTTGCCTCTCCTGCTTTTGTTGATGCTGTTGTTGCGCTTTGTCCTGCTGATGTTGCACTGTTTGCGGCGTTGGTTGCGGATGTGTTTGCTTGTGAAGCCTTTGTTGATGCCGTGCTGGCGTCTTCCTCAACCTGTGTTGAGATTGTATTGACGCTGGGGATAAAAGAATCATTCAACTCCCCGATCATGCCCGAAAGCTGCGACATGTTCGTGCGAACAGCCTGATCAAACCTATCTTGAGGCAGGACGCGGGACGGAAACGGATCAATGGGAGTTAAAGATGTAATTTGCTGAGCCATGTGTAAAAACTCCTTAGATTAGACCTTGTATTTCAACGGACAATTCGTTTTCATTTGGGCCAGTGTAAACAGTGCGCCAGTCTTCAATCCAGCCAAATATAGACAACGCCTCAAATCCTACGTCACTGTTGCCGCCTTCGACAAGTATTGGTGTAGCACGCACATCTGAAAGAAATTCAGTCACGCCGTTTATGAGTGATGGCGGCACATAGAGATTCATGGTGGCGTTTTTAGAGTAAGATCGGCGTACAAAAGTAACATAGCCGAAAGCATCAATGTCTTTGCGTGAATAGTCAGTCAACGCAACTTCTGCGCCGTATTTTGTCTCACCTATGTAGCGATTCCTCCCGACAACTACATGACCAAGAGCAACTGCGTCCGTACTTCCGGCTGGATGTATTGTGACGTTCATGGTCGCGTTGATGCACAAAGGCAAACTGGTATTGACGAATGGATCAGAGATAGATGTTGTAATAGGCAGGAAGTAATACTCGTACAGCGACAGGCTTTGGATATCGTCAATCAGTTCAACGTCCTGTTCATAAATGACTTCGTTATCATCGACTATTTCGATTTCCATTGAGCCACCTTGGATGTTCAGAAAGGCAAATGAGTCAGCCAGTACAAAAGACACGGAAAAAGTAAGATCCTGCCCAACCGGTGCCACTGTCTGCGTTTCCTGATAATCATCAAGCATGCGATATGGCATTGTTGCGCCAAGTTTCATCCATTTGGGATCGTCGCCGGTATATGTTTGGTCAGGCCGATTGCCTGTGTTGTTATCGACTACGGATTGATACGAGATATGATTGTACCGTACCTTCTGCCCTGTGCTGTATGTTGTCGAGCTTGACCATGTAGGGCCATCTACTGCATCAGTCTCAGAAACCGAGCATGACAACAGCGTCATTGGCGATGGTTTGACTATTTTCATGATTATTCACCTCCTTAATACGCAGCTGTGGCCGGCAACCCGTCATTGTCCCACTTCTGGATGTACTGGCGCATCTTATGACTGTCATACTCAAGCTGGTCGATCTTACGCAGTGCTTGCCGCAGGATATTGTTAGTCTCGCGGATCAGGCTGTCATCTTCTGATACGGCTGCTCCATAAAATCCAGCACGCATAAGATCAATACTGTCTTTATTATTAAGTACGCCGTAGCTTTGCGGCGACATCATCAGTTCTGGTCCTTCTTCGCCGACCCAGAAAGCCTGGTTAGTTGGTGTGATGCCACCTGAGCGGAATCCTTCAGCCTTACCGAATTTCTTGTACCATTCTTCGACAGAGCCGGCGTTTTTAATCATTCCAGCTTTTACTTCTGAAGCTGTCCAATTTGTACGACCACCATACTTTTGCTTATTAAGAGCAGCTACCTTGGCAGCGATAAGATCGGCCTCTGTCTTATATTTAGACCCTGCAAAATTCGACGTTGTACTCGAAGTAGTATTTTTAGCAGTTGAAGTCGATGAACTTGAAGTGCTAGATTTTGTTGTTGTTGAAGATGTTGTGCTCGTGGACGTAGTATTTTTAGCAGCAGATGACGAAGAGCTAGAAGTGCTGGTTCTTGTTGCTGTTGAAGATGTTGATGTACTTGTATTTGTTTTCGTGCTTGTTGATGACTTTGAAGTGGTAGCCTGCGCAAATGCTTCAGTCTTGCCGATTTTTTCCCACCAGTTATTGATAGAGCCATACAGCTCTTCCATCTTTGCTACGACTTCCTTGACTGTATAATCATTTCTTCCTTGAAAAGCTTCGGCATTTAAAGCGGAAACTTTGGCAATAAGCATCTCTTCCATAGATGCAAACTTTGATCCCATATACGTGCCAAAAGTTTCAGACAGGTTAGACAAACCTTTTGATGTCGATTCAGCATTGTCTTTGACGGCCTGATTTGTTGTTTCAGCAGCTTTCAGTGAAAATCCTTCCGCTCTTCCGAACTGCTCGTACCACTGCGAGACAGTCAAACCTGCATTGTTGATGGCGTGGAGTACCTTCTCAGACGTCCAGCCGCCGGCTGCAACCGAAGCGGAGCTGATCATGTCGCGGTTGAGCTGATCGGCCTTGGCGGCAAGCAGTTTGTCGTAGGCATCCGTAATCTTCCGCAGGTCCTCAATGGACTGAACGGTGATACCGGTGTTTTTCGCCGCCTCCGCGAACTCGTTCACGCCGTAGGTGCGATACCATTCGTCAAAGGTCATCCCGTTGTCTTCGATGGCCTGGAGCACGCTCAACCAGGTCTGACTGCCTGCGCGGAGGATTTCAGCCTGCGTAATCTGGCGGCCCTGCAACGCCTCGCCGTACTTCATGAGCTGGGCTTTGGTCTCGAGGATAGCCTGCGTTGACTTCGCCGACCCGTCGTTGAGATCAAGCAGACTGACGATGTTAGTGCTGATTGTGCTGGTGTCGTTGGCGATCCTTTGCAGCAGGTCGGCAAGCTGTCTCTGGTAGGAGTCGAGCAGCTCCTGCATGCTCTCAATGGACATGCCAAGTGAATCTGCGCCATCTGCAAAGGCGTTGATCTGAGACTTCAGATTTTCAACGATATCCGTTTGTGTTTCGGCATCGGCTTCGGCAACGGCAAGATGAGAAGCAGCTACATCTTCGGCGTCTTTCAACTTCTTGTTGATATCGTAAAAGACCGTGTTGTACTGTGTACGTGTACTGAGCTGTTCTTTGCCGAGTGTCAGGACAGTCTCACCGATGGAGTAAAGCTCCTTGAGCGCTTCCTCATCGCCCTGCAGAGCCTTCTCATACAGTTTGTTGAACCTTCTGTACGCCTCGTCAAATTTATCCGTGGCCAGATTCTTGTCGCTCGTCCATAGTGACTGACGGGCTTGCTTCAAGCTCCGCAAAATCGATGAAAACGTGCTCTTGATGGAATTGGCGACATTGAGCTGCTCTGTAGCGGCGTCAAGTTCAGCCTGCAAGGCATTGCGGAGCTGAGACTGCAAGTACTTGATCTTGGTGTCCAGCATCTCCGCCTGCTGGATGAGGACAGTAGTGCGATACTCATCGTTGTCGCGCCCAATGGCGTTCTCTAAGTCAACCAGCTCGTTCTGTTGCGTATACAGCAAACTTTGGATCTGATAATCGTAAGAGCCGGTGCCGTTTGCCAACGCCGAGTAGCGGAGGTTCAGAGACTGATCGTAGGAGCGCATCGTCTCGCTGCGCAGACGTTCCAGAGCCTGTGTCCGTTGCCGTTCTGCAGCCGTAATCTCCTCGATGGCCATACCAGCTTCGCGCATGCCTTTAATTAGGTCGTCGAATACGGAGTTAATGTCATCGAATGAACGCTGCAGCTGATTTGTGACTTTGTAACCATCGGTAACCGACGCGACATATTTGCGCATAGCGGTGACGCTTTTCGCCTCGGCGTTCCTGATGTCCTGGCTAGTAAAGATATCGGCCGCGCCTTTCATCATTCCGATGGCTTCTGCGAAATCGTCAGCTATGGTCTTAAGCGCGGTTTGAGCTTCACCGGCTGTATCGTATTTGCTTAAGATACTGCTAACACTGTCCTTAATGGATCTTATTCTTTCCCTTTCAGCTTCCCTCTGCGCTTCCCTCTGCGCTTCCCTTTGCTGCTCAATGGCACTATCACGCAGCTTTTTCGCATTCTTGATTTCAGCTTCGGTAAACGTGTCCGAAGCCTCTTTCATAGCTGCGATGGCGTTGTTGAAGGTCTCTTTTATTGAATCGATATTCTTCTTGTATTCATCAACTTCTTTAAACTGGTCGAATATGCCGTTGATATAATCACGCAATACTTTGTCACGACGCGTGTTTACACTATCAAGATTTTTACCAGTAATTCCATTATCTTTTAGACCGGCGTAAATATCATTGTATGCATCGTTTATCTCTTTGACGTTCTTGAGATATTCATTCTGAGGCTCAAAGCCCTTCATTACCTCGTCGGCATATTGCTTGACGTACTCAATGCGCTTTTTGTCGATTTCTTCGACTTTCTTGGACTGCCAACCTAAGGCTGAAAGCGTGTCCTCCCACGTCTGCCACTGCTGACCGATTGACGTAAACTGAGCTGAAATTTCGCTTGCGGGATCAAGCATGCCCTCGATTGTGGCCTTGACCTCCTGCATCGTGGTCATTGCCTGCGCGGCTGTTGTCCAGCCTTCAAGGCTTGACTTGTCGATGTCGAGGCCGAGCTTTGACGTATTTATCTTCTTCAGCGCGGCAATGAGGCTTTTGCTGATGCCTTTTTCAAAAGTTGCCCTGAGTTCTTCATCCTCGATCCCGCCGCCGATTGAGATGACGTTGCCAGCCTTGATCAGCGCGTCGGCTATTTCTGACTCGGTGTTGGCGACAAAACCGTCAGCGGCGACGATGATCGGCTTCATGTCCATGCCGATGAAGCTCTGCACCATGACTTCCTGGAAGTGCTTCGCTATCTGCTCAGACCACGCCTCCATGTCGGGGGTCTCATTCTCCCACCTGCCGTGGATCTGGAAATACCTGTCAGACCAGCCCTCTGTTCCATACTGCCCGTATGACTGATTCCGGCTTACGCTCTGCAGGAAATTCCGGCTCATGGCAGCGCCGCCGAGAGACTCAAACTGATCGGCAATGCCCGCTACGGTGTCACGCAGGGAAGCCATCACATCACGCGCGCTGCTGCGTATCTCAGCCGCCGTGCCTGTGGAAAAGCCGTCCCAGACGTGATTCTGAGACCGTGACCCCTGCCTGTATCCGCTGATGCCGCCCTTCTTCGCCAGGTCGGTCCACATGTTGATGTAATATCCGGGATCAGCCTCATAACCGCCGAAGAGGGAACCGCCAAGGGCACCGACAACGGAACCGAGCAGCGCGCCGATACCTGCACCGATGGGACCGCCGAATGATCCGCCGATAAGGGCTGATCCGAGGATGCCGCCGCCGAGACCTCCGAGCCCGCCGACTACGGTGGAACCGATGGACGTACCGATACCCTGCTTAATTCCGAGCGCCGGAACGAGCAGATAGTTGCCGATAGCTCCGCCGACAAGGCCGGCCCCCATGGTGCCGAAGCCTGAAATAGCCTGAGTAGCTGTCTGCGTGGGGAGATTCGAGATACCGCCGGCATTGGCAACGACGCTGTTTGCCAGTGAGTTATAGGCCACCATCGTTTCATTGGCGGCAAAGGCAGACGGGAAGAGAGACGCCGCGGCGCTGTTGATGACATTGCCCGCAGCACCTATAAGCCCTCCGCCTGCCTTGGCAAGAATGGCATTCTGTACCAAACCTGACGCCGTACTTGTAAGAGAGCCTGCACCACCGCCGGAAACTGCCGCGCCTCCTGAGACAGAGGCCGTGCCGCCGACTGAACCGCTCAGGCCGCCGCCAACCACGGAAAGCACAATGGGCTGAACCAGCGCATAGTAGGCAAGGTCTTTGAGCAGCTGCTTAAAGAGCTTTTCCAGAGAGTCAAAAGAGAGCTTGCCGGTCTCAAGAAAGTCATCAAAAATCTGGTGCGTGGAGCTTTCAAAATTTTTGGCGAAGTTGTAAGTCAGGTTCTCCCACTGCTTCGCACTGTTGCCGAACTCAGCCTGGAACTTGAGCAGACCACGGTACGCGCCATCAAATGGGTCTGTGGATGCTTCCAGCTTCTTCCACTCCGCCCACTTCTGGATCATCTCTTCGGGGATCTTTCCGAGCTGCCGATATTTGTCGGCTTGGATGTCGATGATTTGGTTCTGCAACTCCATGGACGTCGTGAAGTCGCCAGACATTTCGGCAAGCTCATTGTAGAATGAGAGCTGCTCCTGGAGGTGAGAGAGATTTTCTTCAATGGCCTTGTTTTCAAGTTCGCGGAGTTTGACGTCACGCTCAAGCGACAGCTCTTTTTCTTTGAGTGCTTTTAACTCGTCGCCCTGCGTAGACGTAATCGCGCCGGATCGAACCTGTTTGTCGATCTCGTTGGTGACTTTGCGCAACTGCTCGGCGTATTTCTCGGTGACGGCGATCTTCTTAGCCGTGACGCTCTCGGTCTTGTCGAGTTTGAGTTGCTGTTGCAAAGATTCGATATGCGACTGAGTATTTTCAAGCGTCGTGTTGTATGTGGACTGGGCGTTGGCAGCTTTGGCAGCGGCGCCGGACCCAGACTTACCAGCTTTAGACATACTGTCTTCAAGCTTTTTAATCTTGCCGTCGATTTCACTTATGGCGAGACCGGCATCTTTCGCACGCTCTGCGAGCATTTTATCACGTTCCGCAGGATCGGAAACGGTCGCTTTTACCCTTCGTTCATATTCTTCAAGATCAGACTTTATCAGTGCTTTTTCTTTGATCAGAGCATCTTTTTTCGTTGATGAAGCTTCTGACGTGTATTTTTTTATCCTAGCGGAGCTGTTTTGATAAAACTGTTCTTCATCTCTCGCCGCTTGTTCAAAAAATGCTTTGCTTTGCTTTTCAATTTCCCTTTGGACGGCAAGTTCATCACGAGCAATGTCGAGATTCGCACGCGAATAACCCTGTTTGGTATTTCCTGTTTCATCTATAATCAGTTCGCGTTGAACACCAATTTTTTCGAGATATGCTTCAGCTTCTTTGTCTAAGCGTTCATCAGCATACGCGGCGTTCTTGTTGGCAAGTGTTTCGGTAACGACACGGAAAAGAAGCTGTGCAGGACCAGACGCGGCAATGTTAGCTTTGAACTGCTCCCATTCAGAAAGCATGTTGTTAAGCGTGCCGGATAAAGTCTGAGCAGCATTTTTCGCTGCTTCGGAGAATTTATTCTCCATGACTTCCGCCAACTTGGGGAGAAGATCCTCGGCAGTCAATTTGCCGTCAGCCATGAACTTGTCCAACTCGGCTGTGGACATATTCATAGCTTGTGCGGCCATTTTGAACGCGCCAGGTAGGCGCTCACCAATCTGTCCACGCAGTTCTTCTGCCTGGACCTTGCCTTTCGAAATCATTTGCCCAAAAGCCAAGAAAACGCCGTTAAGATCGTCTTGCGTAAGCTGCAAGGCGGCTCCGGCATCAGAAATTGACTTAAAAATTTTATTTAGTTCTGGAGCAAGCGCAGACCCTTGGCCGGATGCAAAAAACGTCTTTGCGGCTTCAGCAGTCGCCATAAACTGCTGACCAACGGCCTTTGTCTGACTGCGAATAACCTCAAGCTGACTTGCTGCTATGTTTTTGTCACCAAAAATAGTGTTGTACGCCGTCTGAAGCCGTTCAAGGGCCATTGAACTTTCAATCGCCGACTTCTGAAGGGAAATAAAACCTGCCGCCAATGCGGCCACGCTCATTTTTCCAACGCCAATGCTTGAGACAATACTTGAAAGCCCCGTCTTGAACTTTGACATTGCTGAAGTTGAACCGTTGAGCCTGCCTGAGAATTTGTCCATTTCTGCGGCAGACAACCCCATATCACGGCCAAGAACTTTCACCTCCTGATCTGTAAGCCCAGCTTGACGCTGAATAGCTCTCAAACTCTGAACGATTTGATTTTCAGCCCTGACATTCATCGCTTTAGAGATAGAATTGCCAAGGATATCAGCTTGTTTTGCTGTAAGACCAATCTCTTTGCCGATATTCGAAAATTCACTTGCAAACTTCTGCGTGTCAGTGGACATGGCGCGGATTGACGTCTTCAACGTGGCAAAACTACGCGTGATTGACGTTGTCATCCTGGTGATGTCAGCACGGCCAAAGACGCCTTCAAGGTCGCTTTCAATCTGCTTAGACGTTTTCTTGACTGTGCGGCCAACTTCTTCGAGCTTGCGTTGTAATGGCGTGGCGTCGCCATTAATCATGATGTAAACGCCACCGTTAGATGCATTATATGCCATGGTTAGTTACCTCCGCCGATTACAACTTTTTTTCCACTGATTACGCTCTGGATGATAGCGTCGAGATTAGCAATCAATGTTTGTTCTGCCGGACGGATAAATGGAGACGCCGGAACGTGCTCACCGGTATTTTTACCCCAGAGCCATTTCGCATGTCCGTACTCAAGCAAATGCGCATGTGGAGCTGAAGCTCCAGCAATGTATTGTTGCTGGTTGAAATGACTGCGCTTGCTCTTGATGCGTTTCGTCAAATTGCCGGTGTTTTTCCACCACTTAACGCCCATATTAGCCGATGTGCCTGACTTCTCAAACTTTTTGGCGTTTTTTTTGATCTCCGACGTGGCAAAAGACGAACATTTCTTGAGGATCTCTTCGAGATAATCGCCGTATATGTCCATGATGTAGTCGACAGGAATCCCTACATCTGACGCGCCTTGATACTGTCGCCTTGCCATATCAGACTCCGTATAAAAAAAGGGCAGGGGTCTATACCCCCACCCCCATGAGTTTTTAACGCCGCCGCCTCGGAGCTATCGTTCTTCTGCTCGCCCTCTGGGCTTCGTCGTTTTTCCGCTGCTTTGACTCAATCTTCCTGATGACATTCTCAACTGCGCGGACTTTCCGCCAGAGAGCTTCCGGCATATCCAAACACATGGAATCCGCAAGAATCTTCAAGGCGACGTAATCAAATCCGATCGTTCCGCCCATACCGGCCACTCTTATCTGAGTGACTCCAGCCTGCAACAGCCTCCAAGCATCGTAATTGCCGGGCATCAGCTCCGGGCATCGGCCGCTGCAACCCTCACACGACGGAGCATTTTCTTTGCCTTTATACGCCGCTTTGCAGGACTCACAGTATTTAGCGCCGTCTCCGGCGTGCCACTCCCAGATGCCGGCTAGTTTTTTATTTCTTCCTCAGCCCCGAATGTTTCCGCGTTGACTTCCTTCTGGATTTTCAGACAGTCCTTAAAATCCATCTCATCAACATCTTTGTCCGGGATGCCTGCAAAGCCTAAGACGGCAAACGTTTCCTCGAAGCCTGGACGTTTATTCGTCATAATGTCGCGGATGTGCTTTCCCTTAAGCGGAGTAATTGTGTATGTTTTTTCCTTGTCACCAACACTGACCTTAACCTGACGAGCCATTGCTCTTTTCTCCCATGCCTGTGCGCCGGTATTGCGATTTCATGTTCTTTTGCTTAATATATCATCGGTGTTTTTTGTTGTAAACATCGGGGAAGAGATAAAATGCAGGATAGATGCAGACATTTTTACACAAGATACAGTATAAAGTGGGAAAATGCCTTATTAAAGGTTGTTCCTACTCAGAATAAGCCATCTGCAGGCATTTTTAAAGACGCGACTGTTCTTCCGTTAAGAAAACGGAAAGACCTGAAGTGCAAAGCCTTTGAAGGCGGAGTCGTGAACGGTAAGGGCCTGTTTGTCGGAGGCGTTCAGAGGTCGAAGAAGAACTTCCAGCTCAATTTTGCCTGCACACGGGGCTATAAAGTCGAAAAACCGCGCTATATTGATGAAAAAGTGGTCTTCGGAGGCGTGCTTTTCGGCCATTTCGGCCATGTCATCATCGATTCCAGCACGCGGTTATGGCATTTCGCTGAGAATCACGGCGACGGACTCAAACGTGTGTTCGTACAGACGCCGGAAACAAGCTTCAAGTACGGCCAGTTTTTCGATCTGGCCGGCATGAATTGGGAAATCATTAATGAGCCGACGCAATACAGGGAAGTGATAGTGCCGGAGGAGGCGTACTGGTCAAACGACCGGGGACATCCTGTGTGGCTTGAGTGGTGGGACTTTTTGCAAAAAAAAGCACTTAAGACGCAAAATTGTACTCTTAAAGGTAGGAAAAAACAGGATTTTGATGAAATTTCCACCCTAAAGACGCAAAATTCACACCTTAAGTGCCGGAAAATCTATCTGACACGGACTCAGTTTGCCGGAAACGACGGCATAAACGAGGCATACTACGAAAATTACTTTAAAAGCATCGGTTTTGAGGTTATTTCACCTGAAAAACTGCCGCTTGATGAGCAGATAGCCATCATTTCACAGGCTTCACACATCGTCTGCACCATGGGAACGTTGGCTCACATGCTTGTTTTTGCCAGAGACGGAGCAGACGTGACCCTGCTCCTGCGCTCGCCTTCAAGTGTCCTGCCCGCACAGCTCATCATCAACCAGCTCCGCCGCTTCAACTGGCGCTGCATCGATGCGACGGTCAACCCGTTGCCTGTCAGCCAGAGCAACGGGGCTTTTTTATATGCGCCGACTCCGTTTTTCCGCGAATTCTGCAGCGATTCCGGCCTTCCGGAGCCTCCGGAATGTAAAATTACGCCGGAAATAACGTTTACATATCTTAAAAAGTGGACTGAAAACTATAAAAAACTGCTATGCTGGCACTATATAAAAGACTTTCCATGCATTGAATTTCTAAGTTCACTCTCATACTTTCTTACCGGAGAAGAGTTGGATAAAGATACCTATATCAATTATAAGCCATAAAAAAAAGCCGGGGAAATCCCGGCTTAGATTCTGCTACTGTATTGCGTAGCTTAATAGCTGGCGACGTCATTAACCAGTGTGGCAACGACCACGGAATCATCTGCACCGTTGGCATAATAGGCCACAAACGGGAATTCAGCCATAATACCTGTAGGACCGTCAACAGTCGGCCCCTGATACTGAAGCTGAACCTCAGGAAATGCGAAGGTCAGGCTGTTTGAAGCATCAATGGCAATTTCAAGAGAAAGAGACATCTCTGTCGAAGCTTTGGCGGCAGCAAGCAACGTCGTGTCGGTGAACAAACAACTCATTGTACCGGTCACAGACATGATTCCTTCGGGGATATCGTAGACCATGCCCTGGCCACCGATTGTGCGGATGCTGGTGTCTAGGCCGTTGTCAATGGTGAAATCCATTTGCGTGCAGGTAGCAAAGGTGGTGCCGTCTTTCTTAAGCGCAGCCTGGAAATTGTTCAGGCGCTTCAGCGTCACGAGCGAGGCGCTGCTGTCATAGTCAGTGGTCGAATAAGCAGCATCGCGGCCGGCAAGGGAGAAAGTGGCAGTCAGCTCTTCATCACCGCCGACGGTCATGCTCATCGAAGAACATTTGACGCCGGTGAACAAGCCGTAGCTCTCGGTAGCTGTACCATATGTACATTGCACGATGCCGGAAGGCGTGGTGTCGCTGACTTTGTAGACGTGGGTATAGGTCGTGCTGCCTGTAGTCGTGGGTGCGCCGAGCAAGAGCTTGAGCCAGTAGCCAAAAGCCGCCACGTCAACGGGTACGACTACATCGCCAGCGACCTCGGTATTACCATCGAACGGCTCAACAGGATCGCGGCGACCTGTAAGAGTCTCAGCGCTGTTTTTGTTCCGGCTGACATTCAGACCAAAACTATTGATAGGAAGAATCACGCCGGCACGGTCCCCAGCATCGGGGAGCACACCAAAGACGGACTCAAAATCCATGAGACATTGAGTTTTATACCCTCTTGCGACTGGATCAGCCATGATATTTTACCTCCGGAGGTAACAATTTTGATATATCATCAATTTAATCTTCCGCGTTTTCACAGAACCACACAGTGTATTCCATGAGAATGCGAAAATATTTCGTTTCTTCTTCAAGAAGGTCCTGGTCCTGATCGAGATGAGCGCCCCAGGGGCCATTGGCAGGCATGACAGCCCTGACAGCCTTGGCCGCATTCTTACAGTCGGTCAAGCTGCGCCCCCAGCAATCGATCTGGATGCCTATATTCTCAAGACCGCTAGCTCCCATCAGGGTATTTGCCGGGCGGCCATATATCCTTTGAAAACTTACGCAGGGAAGCTGTGCACCCTGCGGAATATACAGGCAGTAAATCCGATCCCCGACGACGGCCTGAAGATCCGTGCTGGAGCGGAGCGTCGCAAGAAGGATTTTTTCAAAGTCAACGGCGCTGGTCATAAGCCGCCACCTTCGCTGTCTGTGTCAGTATCGGTATCCGTGCCGGTATCCGTATCCGTTCCGGTGTCGGTATCAGAAGACGTGCCCGTGTCCGTAGTTGATTCGTCGCATTCCTGTGCGTACTGCTCAAAGCTCCACAGCCTGCAGCGTGCAATTGTCTCCCGGCAGCGGTTGTCCTGGAGCACGGATTCGATGTTGTATTTTTTGTCGCCGTGCCAGATATGCATTTTGGCGTCGAGGTCTTCCCTGTAGCGCATCCTGATGTCGTAGGTGGCGTCATTCTGCTCCTGCGAACTGCTGAAAAACTCACGCCCGCGCCGAAGCGGGTCAATTGCAGCCCAGACAGTTGCCAGAACTTCCCAGCCGTCCGGCAGAGGCGCACCGTAGTCATCGACGCCCTGCGTCCGGTGCATAATCTGCACACGATGTCGGTATGGTCCGATTCTCATGGCGTGCCTCAACAATCAGGAATCAGGTACGGGTCAAGCAGGCTGTCTACGAAATTCCGGCTGAACTCAAAGAAATTTGAGCCTGACACGTAGGACTCGCGCTGCTCGTAGAAGTCGCCGAGGCGCGTGAACATCCACTTAATGATGTCTTCCGGCACCGTGTTATTTGCATATCCGCACGTCAGAACAACCGTCGCCTGGTCTTCAGGAAAGCCATGAGGAACTTCGATGGTCGCAAAAAGCGGAGCGCCGATACCGCCCGGCTGGAATGTGTACAGGGACGGGTCAACGGTTTCGCCATTGACTGTGATTGAACCGCATGCTGAACAGGGTGTAATCGGCACCTGAACAACGCCGGACAGCCCGGAAACAACCCACTGCCAGGTTGACTGCCTAATCACACGGTGAGTACGACCTTCAGCATTGGCTCTGGCTGCGGAAATCATCGTGGTGATGAGCGTGTCGTCATCGTCAGTATCAACGCGCAGGTACAATTTGGCTTCGTCCAGGCTGATAGGCTCGTCGCCAGTCACCTGAGAGCAGACAAGCGACACTGTGCTTTGGAGATACTGAGAGATGATCATAACTTACTTCCTGCGGCTCTTGCGCTTCTTGCTCTTCGTTTCCGTTTCTTCCGACTTTTCTTCCGACATTTCTTCCGACACAACTTCCACGACTTTCTGCACCGGTTTTTTCTCCGCTGCGACAAATTCAGCCTTCTTACGCGCCACCCAATGACGGCAGGCATCAGCGGCCATTTCAACAACGCAGCCTTTGGCATAATGCCTTTTGGTTTTGTCCTGCACCGTCACGTCTTCCAGAAATTTAATCAGCATAACAGCCTCTTATGGGCGGAGCCGAAGCCCCGCCCGTTGTCTCAATCTTATGTGGTGGCGTTGGTGTCGTTTTCGGTGGTGGTTGTTTCACCGCCGCCGCCGGCACGCTCGGCCAGTGCTACGAATGCGCTGTACTGTGTCACGCCGTCAGAACCGGTGATCGGAGCAGTCCACCACGGCTTGCCGCCGATGCGCATGATGAATCTGTAGGTCATGATGTCGTAGTCAAAATACAGATGCATGGACACGTCAGCACGCATGCCGACCGTCTTGGTGACGGCCATGTACTGAGTCAGGTCGAGCAGGAGAATGTCACCCACGTCGCCAAGGGCGGAGCAAGCCTCGGAAGCGATGACAGGACGGCCCATCAAACGGCTGTAGGGACGCTCTTCAAGACCATTGGGCGGCAAATACACCGGCACAGCAGTGCCCGTACCCGGAAAGGCCATGCTCATGAGTTGTTCGGAGACGATAGGATTGACCACCCAAATGGCGCGATTCTGGCCACGAGCATGCAAACGCGACCACATAGCGCAGATGTTTTTGAAGGTCACGGTGTCGGCTGGCTGGTCGGCTTCAGCGGCGACGGTCACGAGAGCATCGGAATTAAGGATGCCAAGAGGCTGACCGTAGGTGTCACCGGTGCCGGAAATAATGGCCTTATTCAACGTATAGCCCATAACTTCGGGTACTCTAGAGCTGATATAACGACTCACAGCGGAGGCATCTTCAAGCAGTTCTTCGGTGACGGGCAGGAGCGCAGCCAGCTTTTGGAGCTTGATGGTCGTTTCACCAAGAGCAACCTTGCTTTCGGTGATTTTTGAACCTTCAGCAGTCCAGTTGACGCGCACGCCGCCTGTGGCCTGCCAGGGCGTGGTCTGATCGGTCGGGAAGGTCAAAGCATTGCTGGAGCTTGTCTGTTGGTCGCAAAACTCCAGAAGGCTGGCCTCACCGAGGACCTTGCGCCAAATTTCATTTCGGAAATCCGGGGGAACGGCATAGCCGCCGTCTGCAGGAGTACCTTCGGAGCTTGTGGCTGTCGGGGCGTTGAGTGTTAAGCGGGGATCAAGACGGCCGCCGCGCACGCTGGCCTTCTGCACGGCCAACGCGAACTCGCCCATTGAATGAAAACCATGCTGGCCGTACTGGCTCGGGCCTGTGTCCTCAAGGCGCTTGAACTCAGCTTTGGGCTTGTACGCGGGGATCTTGTGCGGCTGCACACCGGCAGAGATCGCGGCACTTGCACCGGCATCTTCCTGAGCTGCGGGAGCTTCCGGTGGAACAGTGCGTCCGGCACTTCCCTGTAGATGGGCTGCCTGTGCCTGCATGCGCTCGCGGCGGTCAATGTCGATCTGCAGTGCGTCGAACTCATCGCAACACGCCTTGATCTGGGCAGCTTCGTCATCGGTCAGAGGGCGACTTTCGGCGTCGGCCTGAGCCTGTAACACCTGAGATTTTTCACTCAGTACGGCCTGACGAGCCATAAGGTCCTCAACGGTAACGGTTTCACAGAAAAAACGTTTCAGTGTGTCGCCCAACAGGGCAAACGTCTCAGAAATACTGGGGAAATACATTTTTTCCTCCGATTCTGTTATTGTGCCTGTTTATTCAGGCGACGTTGTTGAATTTTCATCGCCATACGGCCTACCATGGCACGCATAGCTTTATCCTGAGGCATAGCTATTTTGTCAGCTATTACCGGCCTATTTTTATAGTGATAGCGGCTCAGGTCGTACTTTGCCGCGATTTCGATGGGATCGGTGATTTTGTCGACAAAACCGGCTTTGAGTGCTTCGTCCGCGTTGAACCACGTTTCTGCATTCATCCAGTCTGAGATCTGCTCAAGCGATGATTGCTCTTTTGTCTTGGCGACGTATGTTCCGGCCAAGGAGTCACGCACAAGGTCGAGCTGATCAGCAATTTTCCGCATTTCTACTGCGTCGCCTGCGGCCATTGTCCAAGGATTGTGGATCATGTAGACCGCATTTCCGGCCATCCGCACCTCGTCACCGGCAAGAGCGACAATGGACGCGATAGACAACGCCATGCCATCAATCTCGGTGACGATCCGAGCCGAAAATTTCTTGAGGCTGTTATACATAGCCAGACCGTCGAACACGTTCCCGCCAGGGCTATTGAGGCGGAGCGTAATCTCCTTGACGCCGGCCAATTTTTTCAGCTCATCAGAAAGATCTTTGGCTGTGACAGAATCACCACTCCATGACTCGCCGATGTCGCCGTAGATCCAGATGTCGGCGCGGTCCTTAGCTTTATTCTCTATTTTCAGGGCCATCTTCGGCCTCCTGTTGTGTATCAGTCATCATCCCCTGCTGTTGCGCGGCAGCGGAAACAGGGATCATCTGTGCCTGAACAAAATGCTCGTCTCCACCCTCGACAGGCGGCAAATCTTCCCACGCCCGACAGTCGTTGATTGAGAAAATTCCGTTGGTAACGCCGCCCTTGTAGTATTCCATGCGTGACTTGTTATCGCCACGCAGGAGACCGCGCACATCAATCTTTGAGTAGTAACCATCGGCGGAGCCGCGAAGCAGTTTGTAGTCCGCTTCCTCTTCGAGCTTCTTGCACCACGGCATCAAGGCGTCATTCACAAACTCCTGACTCTGGTGCTCGATGTTGGAAAAAGTCGCGTGCTCAAGGTCAGCCAACTTGTGGGGCGGGACGCCAAACCACCGGGCTATTTCCTCAATCCCAAAGCGCCGGCTTTCAAGGAACTGGGCATCCTCCGGCCGGATCGTAACCGGCGTAAAAGTCATGCCTTCTTCCATCAGCAAGGGCTTTCCGGCGTTCTCGCGACCCTGATACTTTTTCGCGAACTGCGCTTTGAGTCGCTCGGCGGCTTCGGGAGAAAGTCTGCCTGGGTGTGTGATAATGCCAGCCGGCACCAACTGGTTTTCCATCAATTTGTTGTTCGTATCTTCCGTGGCGATTCCGGCTGCAATGCTTTTGGCGGCGTAGCCAACAATAGAGTCGCCGATCAGGCCGTCACCCAAGCCCTTGAGATGAAAGATTCTTGACTGCGGAAGCTCGAACACGCGACCATCAAGCGCAAAGTACCGATAGTACACATCAAGAGTTTCTTCGCTGCGAAATATCTGCATGCGGCTGGGGAGCAGACGCCAAAGTGCTCTGGGCATTCCATTGCGCGAAAACTCAATTTCAGCGTACCCATTTCCCCAGATCAAAGCGTCGCGGACCAAGGTCTCCTTGAAACACATGGCCGACATTTCTTTGCAGGGGCGCGAGTGCAGGAGATAGTGAACAGGATGAGACCACTCTTGCCGCATGTCGCGGAGGACGGACCATGGCAGCCAACCAATGGTCTGAGAGATCAGAGCCGTGGCGCGATAGACTGCGCTGTATGTCCTTGCCCGATCAGGCGTAACGGCTACGCCGCCGGTGAACGCGAAAGGCTCGATCTGAATTTCGGGCAAATAAGGGGCAGTCTGCCGCTTTGCAAAGAATTTGCTAAACCAACTCATTTTGCCCCCTAAAGTTCGATGAAACCGCGATTTTCGTACACCGACTCGACATCTTCATGCAGTTTTGCCCGCGAAAGTGCCATGATTGCCGCGACTATTCCGTCTATTTTGTTCTCGTTTTTTTCCTTGCTGGGATAAAACGCTTTCGTCTTTGTGCTCTTCAGGACTACGTTCGAAGCCTGCCAGGTCAGCATCGGGTCGCCGTCGTGATGGAGCTGTCCGGCAAGGTAGAGCGCTTCAAATTCTTTCATTGGCTCAGAGATGTTTGCAGGTCCCTGATTGATCTCGACGCACGGGAAAGATACCTGCTCACGGATCTCTTGCATGAGCATTTCGGCTTCTCTTGGGTCGTATGCCAATTCCTGTATCGAAAATTCGCTTGCAAACGCCAAAAGATCATCCATGAGATATCGGTAGTCAGTCCGCGCGCCCGGCGTCTCGGTCAAATAGCCTTCAGCTACCCAACGTTGGTAGTGGCTGTTTTCCGGCAGATTGATCGTGTCCTCCGGCAGATAATACCGACCGAACAGGTAGTATTCGTCGCCGCGCCGGAACATCAGCATCATAGCTGTGAGGTCAACTTTTGACGCCAAGTCAACGCCGATCCAGCACTTTTCCCCGGCGAAGTCTTTGAGCGCTATATCTTGGCGGCAGGCGTTCCACTTGACCATGTTGATCCACGCCGTGCCGGTGTTCGACCAGATATTGAGATGCTTGCACTTCAGAATATTTTGCCGGCTCGCCAACGTCATGGCCTCGCTGCGTCGGGCTTCAAGAAAGTCTTTGTATATCGACACGCCGGCGTTTGGGTTTGCCTTGCTCCATGACTCGGGCTTGGTCCAATCGTCATCATCGTCGACGCTGTAAATCACAGAAAACAACGTGTCATTTTTCAACGCACCGTTGAGAACTTTGATCGCCTCGTCCCGCTTCGCAAAACACGGATGCGAGCTGTCAATGCCGGCTGTCGTAATCACTACAAGCATCGGCTGCGATCGTGCGCCCATACCGGTCAACATCGTATCGTACAGTTCTGGCGTCGGGTGCTCGTGGTATTCGTCAACGATTGCGCAATGCGGGCTTGCGCCGTCGCCAGGCCGGCCGATCAATGGCTCAAATTTTGACGCATTGTTCAGGATATACAGGGCCTTAGCGCCGATCCCGATTCCGAAATGCTTCGCAAACCCAGGATTTTTCAAGCACATCTGCCGCGCCGGGCCGAACACTTCCCACGCCTGTTTTTCGCTTGTCGCTCCGGCGTAGACTTCGGCTCCCGGCTCACCGTCCGCGCAGAACATATACAAGCCAATAACTGCACCAAGGACTGATTTGCCGTTCTTGCGCGGGATCTCGTCGTATATCTCACGGAACCTACGCAGGCCATCGGACTTGCGAAGCCAACCAAACGGCACGGCCAGCAGAAAACATTGCCAAGGCTGCAAGGTGATACGCTTGCCCGCCCATTCACGTCCCTTGACGTGGACCATCATTGATGCAAAGGCACAGATCCTATTGGCTGCTTTGGCATCCCACTTGTACGGAAAAGCCTTTGTCCGACTGGCCTTGAGATCATCAAGATGACGTTGACAGGCATTTCTCACATGTGCGCAGGCGGCGATCTTCCCTGCCACAACTTTGCGTGCGTAGTCTGTGGCTTTCTTTGCGTAGTCAATCTGAGATGGGGAAGCTGCCGTAGCCATTTGCTTAACCATATATCAAATTTAATAAAAATGGGAATAGGAAAAAGTATTTTTTGGACGGTTTTTTTATTGAATATTTGAGTTTGCGGCGGGCATACTGTCTGAACTGCTGAACATGTCCCATTCGTTGTTCTTAGGCTTGTCATCAGCCTTGACGCGGGCGCGGGAAGCCGGGGTCAGGCCGAATTCCGTGAGAAATCGGTACATCTGCTCCAATGCGCCGTTGACAACGATAAGCGCCGGATTCCGCATCACTTCACCACGCTTGCCTTTTATGAGATAGCCCTTGTCCTTGGACATCTGCACAACCTTTGAAGCATGCACCCATCTTGAATACGCATCCGCATAAGCGGCCAGTGCTGCGCTGTCCCCTTCCTTGAAAACGCCGAGACGATCAAGCAGCTCCGCCTTGCTGACGTACTCAGCAGCGCCGATTTCATCCAGATGCGCCGGTGGTGAGAAGTCGCTTGCCCTTCCCGGCTCCGGCCTGTTCTGGTTCTCGCGCCACTTTCTGCGCGTGCCTTTTAGATCTTTTATGCTTGGCGGCGTCTCCTTGCGCCCTGATCGTCTAGTTCCTGCCATAGTCAACTCCAAAAAACTGTTCAGCCACATTTGCCGCCACATGAGCCATCATGATCGGTGGAACGCTCATGCCACAGATAAACTGTGGGGATTTTCCATGAAAATCATAATCCTGAGGAAAAGTTGAAATGTTTCGAATGTCTCCATCAGTCATATACAGCCCGTCACATCCACGTAGACACTCACAACCTGCAATCATAGTCCAGCAAACTGAATCATCCCAATAGATCCAAGCAGATCCCCTTCCACCTCCGACCCCAAGACGTCTACATAGATCCTTCGTACAGGTATCAACCCTGCGTCTTTTTTTTATCAAGGTTGCTATCTTTCCATCTTTATCTGCAAACTGTCTCCCATGTGGTTCACGCACTTTTCCAAACACGATTGCTTTTTCATTAAAGCTCAAACTAATATTCGGAAGTTCAAGACATTTACGTCGGCAAATAAAAAAAACTCTCCCTCTTGCCTGCGGTACACCCATTTGCCCAGCATTCAGCTTAAAAATCTGCACTATATAACCAGCTTCATCAAACCCAGATAAAATTTCATTTACATACCCACGAGCCTTTCCTCTCAAAAGCCCTAACACATTTTCAGCAACTACAACTTTTGGCTGTAATCTCTTTGCTATGTCAATAAAGGTAAAAAACAGGTCGTCAAGCCGTTGAAATTTTTGTCCTTCAGCAAACTGTTTTTCTTTATTCCAGCCTTCTTCACGTTTGCCTGCAACCGAAAAAACAGAGCATGGCGGCGATCCGTCAAGCACGTCAAGATTGAACAACTCTTCCGGAATCTCGCTATCAGGCAGCTTGAGAAAATCGCGCACATCCATGACAAAGCTGTGCTTAGGATGCAGATTAGCCTTGTAAACGGCAGCTATCTTAGGGTCGATCTCACAGTTGCCGAGGACTGTGTAGCCTGCAAGCTTGTAGCCCATGCTTGAACCGCCACCGCATGCAAAGCAGGAAAAGACCTTCAAGCCGTTCTGAGGTACTGATGGCAAATCCTTAAGCCACCATTTCCAGGGAAACCGATGCTCACTAGTCATTGAACTTGAATTTGCATCTTGGGCATTCATGCTTGAATTCCTCGTCGCTGAAGTCGTCAACGTCTATTTCCTTGGCTCCCTCTTCCGCTTTCTCATCCGCAAGCAGCCAAATATTACCAAGCTCTTTCGCGTCGAATCCGGTAAGCTCAAGATCGTAGGACATGTCTCGCAGGTCTTCCAACTCCAGCTTGAGCAGCTCGTCATCCCAAGAAGCCCACTCAGCGGCTTTGTTGACCGCAAGGCGAAACGCCTTGACTTGTGCCTCCGTCCATTCATCGGCGAGTATGACCGGAATTTGCTTCATTCCAAGAGATTGAGCTGCCTTGAGTCGTAGGTGTCCGTCAATCACTTCTCCATCTGAGCGGATTATCACGGGGATCTTGAAGCCAAACTCTTTAATCAAACCCGCAAGCTTTGGCACGGCGTCATCGTTCTTTCTTGGATTCCTTGCATACGGGATAAGCGATTCAATATCTCTCAACTCTATGACATTCTGCATTTTTTTATCTCCGAAAATGTTTTTCCGTCAGCCTCCAGCGTCGCCTGCTGGCCTGTGAAGTCCTGCCAGCGTTTCACGATTACGTCACAGTAGTGAGGCGACAGCTCCATCATGCGGCAGACGCGCCCGGTCTTTTCACAGGCAATCAGTGTGGAGCCGGAGCCGCCGAAGAGATCAAGGACGGTCTGGCCTGCGTTGCTTGAATGCAGGATGGCATGCTCTGAAACAGCCACAGGTTTTTCCGTTGGATGGCCGGTGTCACCATTGCGTTTTTCTATTGTCCACGTTGACAGCGCATGTCCCTCAGCCGGGAAATTAAAAACATGCTTTCCACGCGTGGCGTAGCATACAAGCTCGGTGTTCCATGTCCAATGTCTCTTGGCTAAGCTTGGCATCGGATTTGGCTTGCTCCAGACACAATAGTAATAATGATTTGCCCAGTCTTTCATCCATGTCCAAATGTCGTTCGCCAAAAAATGACTGGTGCAGATGTAAGTAGTAGCATCATCAGCTAACACTTCACCAATACGATCAAGCACCGGATGAATGTCAAAATCTTTATCCCATTCTGCGTTGCTTAATTTTTTATATATTTTTTGGTCTGGTGCATCTGCAGCAAAATTTTTCCCAGCGCCTGCGACATTATACGGCGGATCGGTAAACACCATGTCAGCCTTTTCACCAGTCATTAGCAGTGCCACGCTTCCAGCGTCGGTGGAATCACCACACATCAGCCGATGCTTCCCAAGCAGCCATATATCACCAGCTCTGGTAACAGGGTCTTCCTGAACTTCGGGAACCTCATCAGCGTCGATCAGGCCTTCGGTTCCGGCTGGAGCGTCGCCAAGCAAGTCCTCGATCTCGGCTGCCTCGAAACCGGTCATGCTCATGTCGTAAGCCATGTCTTGCAGCTCGGACAGCTCCAGCTTCAAAAGCTCATCATCCCACTGTGCCCAGTTCGCGGACTTGTTCGCCAAAAGCCGGAACGCCTTCACTTGCGCATCCGTCAGCTCATCGGCCAGCGCAACAGGTACTTCGGTCATACCAAGTTTTTGCGCCGCCTTTAAACGCAAGTGGCCATCGACAACGCTGCCGTCCGATTTCGCCACCACCGGAATCCGGAAACCGAACTCCTTGATGGCCGACACCATGCGGTCAACCTGCTCGTCGTTCTTGCGAGGATTACGGCAATATGGCACTAAGCGATCTATTGGCCAGGTTTCCACTTTCAAATCTTTCTGCATGTTCGCTCTTCTTTTTTCGCCCGTGGTGCTCTTCGTGACAAGCACGACAGACGCTTTCAAGGTTATTCCAAAAATCGTTGAACTGGTTGTGGTCTTTGTGGTGAACAACTGTAGCCACTGCACCGCATCTTTCACACAAGGGGTTGGCTTTGAGCTTGGCCTCACGCAGCTTGCGCCACTCAGCTCCATAACCGCGTTTCGACGCGCTCTGCCTCTGCTCGTCCAGCTTTTTGAAATAGTCGCGTCTGCGCTGCTCGCCGTAGCTTCGGTGTTCGTCACAGTAGCCGCTTCGGTCATTGGTCAGCGTGTTGCAGCCGGGCTTGAGGCATGGGCGAGGTGGGCGGACGGGGGCGCGTCTTGTTTCCCCTCCCGAACCCGGTTCCGGTTCTTCCCTACGCGGGGAGTGGGCACGGGGGAAGGGGAGGGAGGTCGGGGAGGGAGGGGAAGGTGTAGTAACACGATTTGTCATATTCGTGTTACAAAGCCTATATTCTGGCTTTGCGGAAAGGAGGG